TGCGACAGGCATCAACATTCCCGATCGTGCCTTTACTACTGTCGGTATCCTCAGCGCCTCCTACCCACAGGTTGATGGTCTAACTGGTGGCGGCGCTCTCGGCTCTGTCGTTGGTACCACCACTTGGGGACTAGAGGGTTCTTCTGAGATTCCTGAGATTGACATTAAGGTGGATTCCATCGCTGTCACCGCTCAGACCAAGAAGCTCAAGGCCAAGTGGACCCCAGAGCTTGGTCAGGACCTCAACGCATACCACAACATGGATGCAGAGGTTGAGCTTACCAGTATCCTCTCTGAGCAGATTGCTCTAGAGATTGACCGCGAGATCCTTGCCGACCTCGTTAACGGCGCAACCGCAGCTACCCGCTACTGGTCCCGTGCTCCTGGTCTCTTCCTAGATGTCAACGGTAACGAGGTTGGTGCTAGCGCTAAGGCTCCTGATTTCACCGGTACTGTGTCCGAGTGGTATGAGACTCTAGCTGAGACAATTAATGATGTCTCTGCTGCCATTCACCGCAAGACTCTTCGTGGTGGTGCTAACTTCGTCGTCGTAGGACCTGAAGTTGCAAACATCCTTGAGTTCACCTCCGGATTCCGTGCCAGCGTCACAGCTGACTCTGAGACTGGTTCCATCGGTGCTGTTGCTGTAGGCTCTTTGAGCAAGAAGTTTGATGTCATTGTTGACCCTTACTTCCTACGCAACGTGGTTCTCGTTGGTCGTCGCGGCTCCTCTTTCCTAGAGAGCGGATACGTGTATGCCCCTTATGTTCCACTACAGACAACACCTACCATCTTTGGACCAGAGGACTTCGTGCCCCGCAAGGGCGTGATGACTCGCTATGCCAAGCAGATGGTTCGTCCTGATATGTATGGTCTAGTGGTTGTCCGAGGACTTCTTGGTGAGTCCGGCGCTTAGTACTTAAGTCGTCTAAACCCAAAAGCCTCCCTTGACAATTGTCAAGGGGGGCTTTTGTCTTTTAACAAACTATTTAGTTTTGTACGAGAGACATATATAAATAGGAGACTCTTAAAATGGCAGTTACACCAAACAGACAAAGGCTTAAGAAGCTAATGGGGATTACTGAAGAAGTCCCACGCAGAATGAACGTTATTTCAGTAACCGGCGCAACCAAAGTATTATCAGCAACGGATTCCGGAGCGCTAGTTCTTATGGCTAATGCAGGTGGAATCTGCACAATAACCTTGCCGGCACCAGACGTGGGGCTACATTTCGAAATATACGCAGCCACAGAACAGTTGCATAAAATTCAGACGGATAGCGAAGCAACGATCCTACAAGGAAACTATCGACACAACACTAATGCGACAACAATCGTCCGCGTTGCGGTCGCCGACAAGAAAAGCATCACACTCGGCTCTAATAAAGCCATCGGAGATAGGTTAGAGTTTTGGAGCGATGGCACCAATTGGTATATCGATGGCATAATCAATGATGCATCAGTATTAGCATAGTGCCATAACCTAAACAATTTATTAATAAATATTATCAAAAGAATCAAAGGAGATCATTATGGGTAAAAGTTGGAAACGTATGCAGCACCGCGCACGTATGCAGTCGAGCATGGAATCACTAGTAGCAGAGGTCGAGCCAGTTGTTTTGGAAACTGCAAAGCCTGCCGAGCATATCGTAGAGAGTGTTGTTGAGCCTGAGCTAGCAGAGGCTAAGCCAGAACTCGAAGAAGCAGCCCCACTACCAAGTGTAAGTGCCGAGGAAAAGAAGATTCCTGCAAGAAAGTCGAGGACAAAAAGAAAAACAGTTTCTAAGAAAGGCTGAAAATATCGATCATTTGTAATCAGAGCCCCCAGTCCGCTGGGGGTTTTGTTTATGTGATCACTACTTAAACAATAGGAGGTCTCTTGCATGCCAACCAACTTAGAACCAAAAAGCACAACCAGCGCGATTGTCTTAACCTCTACGGGGAGTACTGCAAATGTAGCAGCATCGTTACCGTTTGGGGTATACAGCAGCTCCAATGAATTTATCAGCGGCGCAGCCACTCAAGTTGCTTATGTTTACAAGAAGTTGGGTGGAGATGTAGTAGACATCGAGTTGACACCCTCAAACGTCTATGCGGCATACGAAGAAGCTGTTCTAGAATACTCATATATAATCAACACACACCAGGGAAAGAATGTATTATCTTCTATCCTGGGACAAGCGACAGGAACTTTCGATCATAAAGGAGACCTAACATCAGGTCCGTCTGGTTCGAACTTAAAGTATCCTCGATTTTCTCTTGGCTATTCTCGCAGGGTTGGTGACGGAGCAGCCACCGCTGGCGGTTTCGGAGGCACAACTCCTATATATTCTGCATCGTTTAAGCCAGTAAAGAATAAGCAGAGTTATATCCTGCAATCGATTATTCAGAGTGCATCAACTTCGGGCGTCGATGATGAAGGAACTGCAGTTGATTACTCAGGCAAAGTCGGAGATAGCCGTGTACTTATCACGCAGGTTTTCTTTAAGTCTCCGCGTGCTATGTGGCGCTTCTACGGTTACTACGGAGGCATCGGAGTTGTGGGCAACTCTTCAACCTACGGTCAGTACGCCGATGATTCTACCTTCGAGGTTGTCCCTACGTGGCAAAATAAAATGCAAGCGATTATGTACGAGGATTCGATTTATACACGCACCTCACACTACTCCTACGACCTCACAAACAACGAGTTGAGACTATTCCCAACCCCAAGTCACTATAGCTCCGACGGATTGGCAGAAAGAATCTGGTTTAGGTTCCAAGTCGACCTAGAACCGTTCGCTACAGGCTCCTACAACAGCGGTGTCGATGGCATCAACAACTTGAATACAATACCATTTGATAACTTGCCATACGAAAATATCAACTCAATGGGTATGCAGTGGATAAGAAAGTATTGCTTAGCGCTCTGCAAGGAGATGTTGGGGCAGATTCGCGGCAAGTTTACAACAATTCCGATTCCTGGCGAAAGCGTAACGCTGAATCACTCAGATCTCCTATCACAAGCGAAAGAAGAGCAATCAGAACTCAAAGAGAAACTAAAAGAGTTGCTGAAGGAAGTTGAGTACCCAGCCCTAGCTAAACAAGATCAGGAAGTTACTGACGCAGCTGCCAATGTTCTTAAGATAACCCCCTTGCCAATATTTGTGGGATAACAGTAGATGTCAGACGAATGGAAAAGACCAGCATCTCCACCTCCTCCCTTGTTCTTAGGTAAAAAGGAGAGAGACCTAGTAAAGCAAGTCAACGATGAACTTATTGAAAAGGTCATTGGGCAACAGATACTGTATTATTCTATTGATATGGAAACTACTAACTTTCACGATCTGTATGGGGAAGCAATCGAGAAAACCTATTTGCCACCAGTCCGAGTATATGCTCTCGTTGAATACACAGACTTCTCTACAGATTATATGGAAGGCTTCGGAATTGATAAAACTTGGGAGATCAATATTCACTTTCACAAGAGGAGAGTTGAAGAGGATCAAAACATATATGTTCGAGAAGGTGATTTTGTTTTGTATAACGATAATTATTATGAGATAGTTAAGTTGGTGGAGCCTCGCCTACTATTTGGGCAGGCAAATCGAGATTTCGAAATCACCGCTACTTGCAAGCGATCCAGACAGGGACTATTCGATGCTACCTAATAACTTTGATTTCGCCATGTTGCCAACTGGCTCTCACACGTTCTCTCTGAAAGAGATGGGAATGTACTCGTCTACCATCGAAGATGTTGACTATGTGATCACATCGTGGCTAAAGAAGGATCTCAATCTCTACACAATCACAAACGAAGGTAGACGAGAGATTCCAGTTCTTTGGCAAGTTCCAGAGAGGTCATATCAGATCAAGAACAAGGCAGACTTAAGAGACGATAACAGTGCTCTCAAGCTTCCGCTGATAAGCATTGAAAGGACCGGCATAGTTAAAGATCCCGAGAGAAAGGGCTCCTTTCAGGCGCATTATTTTTCTGACGATAGAAATGGTCGCGCAGGAAGGTTTGTGATTGCCAAGAAAATAGTTCAGGATAAGACAAGGAACTTCGCAACCGTCGCCAACACCAGGAACAATCCCTCTGGGGCAGATCAGCTGTACTACCCGAGAAAAAATCATAAGATCGTTATCAAAACAATCTCAATTCCGATCCCTGTTTATATTAACGTAGAATACAAGTTAAGGAT